GCAACAAACAGTTTTAGAATGTGAAATTTGTAATAGTGATAAGAAAATTCATATAGACCACGTAATACATTTCGACAAGATTGCTGAACGATTTATTAACAAGATGAAAACTAGAGGTATAAGTATACCAGTAGAATTTGACGATGAAACAGATACACATCGAAGACGATTCAAATCCAAAGATTCATATTTTGAATTAAAATGGAAACAGTACCATCTCAGAAAGTCAAAATTAAGGATTTTATGTGATAAATGTAATCTATCTAGAAAAAAGTCATAATCGGATTACTTTAAACGGCATATGGATATTTAAAAACTTCAGATTTTCTTCCTTTGATTTTGTATCATTTATTATATATTTTAATGCTACCATTTCCTGTTTAATTTCTTGTATTTCTATTAGTTTATTAAGTAATTTTTGTGGACATTTTAATAATTTTATGAAATAAGATGCTGGATTATTTTCATGATATGGAATACGTAGCAATTTAATACCATTTTTGGCACAGAATATATTTTTTATACGATCGCATTTTATTTGTATTACAAAACTTTGAAATGTAGCAAATCTTTCAATAATCTCGGTATGTTGTTCACCATCAAGTTCGATACATATATTTGATTCGGGTAAATAGAAATCGAACGTTAATGTTCTTATATTTATACATCCTTTTAATGCTTTTTGTCTTTCATATTGAATACCGTGCTTGTCGAAAAATTTAGCCAATTCTTCTTCTGCCTTTGATGGTTTACGACCATTAGAACACTTCCAACAATCATTTCCCTGTAGGTGATTTTTCGGAGTTACTTGACATTCCGTCCCGCACTTATTGCAAATAAATATTGATTTGATCTTACTACCTTTATGAACAAGTTTACTATAATTCCATTTCTTATTTCCCCATAATTTTATACTTTTCTTAATTAGAGATTTGGTATTATCACGAAAATTATCACCGTTTTTCACAAATCCACAGAATTTACAACCACGCGGTTCATTCTTTCTCATCATATTGCTAATGGATCGTTTAAAATTAAATTTATGGATGCCACAATAAACATCACTAGCAATAATTTTACCTCTGAATATAAATCTTTTAAATGATAATTGATCTACAACATCACCGTAATAGTTTCTCAAATTATTTCTTATAACTTTAACTTCTTCCTTTGTCAAACTTCTATTCATTTTAATAACTTGATAAGAATAATTCATTTTTTTAATATAATCATCATTTAAAAATAGGGGAATATAATTTATTTTTTTGATTTTTTCTCCAACCCAATTATATATTAACCGTATAAGACTATAATCATATGGCCACTGCGGGTATATTTTTGATCTAGAAGAAGTTCTAGATCATTGGATATAGTCTACATAAAAGTGTAGGCTGGTTTCAAATATGTAAGTTAACTCTGCATATTTTGAAGCGAAACCATCAAATTGCGGGAATCCCCTTAGAGCTTTAATTACCATCCATTCATGGCGACATAGAATGTGAAACCCCAGGGAAACTTGGTAAAACATTTTTGATTTATAACTCATAATTAGAGTTTATATAACAAAATTGGGGCAAGGTAAAAAGATTAAAGATTGGGCAATCCGCAGCTAAACTCTCATAGTTCTTAGTATCATTTACAAAGAACGTCGAGAGCAAAGTTCAGAGACTAAATGTTGGTTGGGTATAACGTTGAATTATCGACGTTATATCTTAAGATATAGTCCGTCCACTCTGAAAGGTTTTCATATGAGGAAGGTTTCTTGTAAAGCAAGAAGCAGGAGCATATGAGTGTATTTTAGATACCGTTATTTATGACTTTTTCAAAAGTTCAAATAACTTAATGGTATTCATTCTACATGGAACAAACGCACACTAATTACTAATGACGGCAAGCAGGACAGAATGCTCATGGCGACGCATCTGTTGAATCGCCGATTGAAAGACATCCGATGCGCTCGCGCTAAGGATCCGAGCGTTGCTGACCCAACGCCGACCCTTATGGATATTGAGAAGACGCACGTTCTGTTCATGAACGCGCACTTCAAACCGTTTGCCGCTATCGGCTACGAATATAACAAGGTTCGTCCCCAATCTGGTAATATCCAGCTCGGCGGTCAAGCCCAATTCTCCATTCCTCAAACTTCTTGCGCCTAATTTTAATTAGGTTTGAAGTTGCATTCAAAGTTAATTAACTTTGAGTACGGGGAAAGTCCATATAAAAGTATGGGCTAGTCAATTATCATTAAGTTAACTCTGATGATAATATGGCAAAACTTTCAAATTGCTGGAAACTCCTTAGAGCCTTCACTACTATCCATTCATGGCGACATAGAATGCGAAACCCCAGGGAAACTTGGTAAAACGAATTTGCGACATTACGTCCAAAATTCGGGGCATAGTAAAAACGTGATAGGTTGGACAATCAGCAGCCAAGTACTTAACTTTAAAATTTGATTATTATAACCGTAATAATATCACTCATGGGAATTTTATACTTAATAACATTTCCAAATGGAAAACGATATGTTGGACAAACTGTCAATTCATTACAGAAAAGATGGACACAACATAAAAGCAAAGCAAAACAAAATCCAAACGAAGGTTGTATAGCATTAAATTATGCTATACGAAAATATGGTGTAGAAAATGTCAGAATCTGGGAAATATCCGAAGTAGATGATGACAAATTAGATCAGTATGAAAACTATTATATTACAAAAGTATATCATACATTAACACCAAAAGGATATAACCTCCAAACAGGAGGAAGTGCTTTGAAACGTCATTCAGATAGAACATTACTCAAAATGAGTAAAAGTGCTCTTGTTAGAAATTCGATTAAATATCGAAAATCAAAACAAACTATTAACCTTCCGAAATATGTCGGCATTGTTAAAAATGGATATAGGATTGCAAAACATCCTAATTGTTCATGTAAAACATTCGCTAATAAAAATAAGACAATGAAGGAAAATTTAAAAGATGCACTTAAGTTTCTAAAGAAATTAAATGATGGAATCGTTTCTATTAAACATGAGAGAAAATTACCAGAAGGTATCCAAAAAATGGGATATGGTTTTAGAGTCTTTGCTTTCGATCCGAAGACAAAGAAAAGAATAATCAAAAATTATGCTAATACAAAGTTATCTAAAAAAGTTCTGTTAAAACAAGCAACAGAATATTTCAAGAAAAACAAATTAGTATGGAAGTTATAGTATGCAGTTCAGAGACTAAATGGAAGTTGGTGTTCTACAATAGATTTATTTGTTGTAGAATGCTTAAGATATAGTCCGTCCGGTTCCGAAAGGTTCCCTGACAAAGAAAGGTTTATGTAAAGCATAAACCCGGAGTGTTGGGAGGGAGATGATTTGATATTTATATCGATACATCTTCTGCGGGTCAAACGCAATTTGGAGATTTCTTCAATGACATGGCTCTGCACGTCACGATGACGGCGCCAGTCGTCACTGCTCTGGCCGGTGTTCCAGCTGATGAGCAAGATTACATTCGCTACTGCGATTTCCTTGGCCACCGTTTGGTCAAGAAGGTCAAGATGGAGGTTAACGGTAACCCTCTTGACGAATATGGTTCGGATGTTTACAACATGCACTACCAATTCGCTGTTGGTCCCAACAAACGCACAGGTTGGTTCCGCAACGTCGGCCAAGAAGAAGTTATTGAGGCCAACTGCCGTACTAACTCGGGTGTTCGTGAACAAAAGTCGTTCCGTTCGGGTCCTCAGACTCCCAAGGCCGCGCAACAACCAGTTGAACTCTGGATCCCGTTGCTCTTCTGGTTCAATCTTGACCCGCGTCTCGCCATCCCATCGGTGTCGATCCCGTATGGTCAACGTTATATCACAGTCGATCTCGCGTCGGCTGCTGAATTGTGCGGCACAGTCCCGTCAACTGCCGCCCTCGTCGCTGCTGAATTGGCTGATGGTCCAGTTCACGCCGCCAACTCGTTCACGGCTCCCGAGATTGAGGTTGAGTTGTTGATCAACAACATCTTCGTCAACCCGGAGATCCACGATATCTACATCAAACGTATCGGCTTCTCGCTGATCCGCGTTCACCGTCAACAGAACATCTTTGTCAACAAGACTGAAGACGATCTTCTGTTGAACAACCTGAAATGGCCAATTGAGACAATGTATGTCGGCCTTCGCCCGTCATCGAATGCGTCAGTCGCTGCGTCTGACAACCCTCGTGATGACTTCACCGGCACTGGTGTTGACCCGACTGCTCGTGTTGTTGGTCAAACTCACTTGGATGACTGGCACCGTTA